GGCCGCTTTGAAGTCGGCATAGGTTTCGTCGATCTGCGCCTGGAGCCACGCGCGCTGCTCGTCGGTGAGTGCGGTGCCCGCGACGCCGATGCTCTTGAACTTTCCGGCGGCGAACAATTCGACCTTCAGCCCGGCCTGCTCGAAAGCCTTGCTCTCATCGAGCATCGGCATCAGCACGCCGATGGAACCCACGCGCGCGCTCGGCGTGGCGAAGATTGCGTCCGCCTGCGACGCGATCCAGTAGGCCGCGCTGCACATCTGCCCATCGGTGAAGGCGTAAGTGTATTTCGCCTTCGACACCGCGGCGACAAGCGCGGCCAGCTCGGGCGTGCCATTGACCGTGCCGCCGGGGGAATCCACGTCGAGAAACACCGCCTGCACATCCGCGCGGTCGCGCGCCGCTTCGAGCGCGGCGGTCACGTCTTCCATGTCCGTCGCGCCGAGCAGCAGCCGCGCGAAGAAATCCGGCCGCTTCATCAGTGGGCCGTGAATGCTCACGACGCCGACGCCATTCTCCACGGTCAGGAGTTCCGGTTCGGGCGGTGGCGTGTCCTCGCGAAAAAGTTCGATCCGGCTGAGCGCGCGGAGCATCGCTGCGTGCGTCTCCGGCGTGATCAGCCACGGTTGAAAGTGCAGGGCGTGGAGCATCGGCATCATGCCCCGCTGCCGCTGTCAATGAGCGGGCCTTCGTTGCGAAACGAACGTCAGCCAGGTTGCCGCACGCCGGTGAGCGTCGGCGGGTCTTCCTGCTCGCCGACGGCGGGTGTGGCCTCGATGCCTCCCATCGGCTTCCAGAGCATATCAATCGGCACGCGGTATTTGTCCGCCAGGTCGAGCAGGGCGCGGGCGTTCTGCGCGCGGATCTCCATTTCTTCCGCGAAGTCCATGCCTTGCTCGGCGAAGTGCTCGCTCAAGGTCTTCAGGCCCATCTCAACGTCGGCCCGATTCTGCTGCGCCTCGCGCCCGGCATCCACGGTGATGCGGCGCGGCGTGGTGAACGCCACCTTCGTCCAATCCTCTTGCTCGGGAAGTTGCCGCGTCGCGATGGCGTCGCCGATGACGAAGAGCCACACCGGCTTGATGAATCGCTCGATGAGAATGAGCTGCCGATACGAGAAGCGCCGATCAGCCTTCGCCACCACGAGCCGCACGCCGGCCCCGCCGATCTTGCTCGAATCCGCGGCGAATTCGAACGGGATGTGGCCGAGCGCCGAGTCGCGGCGCAGATGTTCAAGAAAGCCGGTGAACGTCGGGCTTGGCCGGTTCGGCTGAAAGCTGTCGAGCGATTCGCCCGGCCGCAATGCCACGAGCTTGCCGCCCACGATCTTCTGCAACGCCGATGGCTCACTCGGCTTGTCCGCGTCGCCGGCGCCGGGTTTTCCGAGCGAGAAATCGCCGTCCTCGTCGAGTTCGCCGCGCTCCGTTTTTAGGACGCGGGCCACGTCGCAGTTGTCCTTCACGGCGTGCTTCTCCAGCGCCAGCAATTCCATCTCATCGAGCAGATGATTGGTCGAGTGCTGCAAAGTCGGCGCATTCCGCACACCGCTCGCGCTCTCCGGCTCGAAGACGTGGAGCACAATGCTCGCGGGTAGGTTGCGGAAGTTTCCGTCGTCGAGTTGCACGCGGTAGAAGCTCGGCGCGCCGTAGGCATCGAAGCCGATGCCGTCCTCCGTGTCGCCGCGGTCGCAATCGTGGATGCGATGCGACTCGATAAGTTGAAGTCGCGGGAGGGAATCCGCGTTGCGCGTCTTGTGGACGAAATATTCGCCGTCGATGTCCATGCCGCGGCAGACGAGCGCCTGACACTCGGCAAAGCAGAACCGATTCGTCACCTCGCAACGCGCCGCCCACCGCGCGAAGTATTCCTCGGCCGCCTTGTTCCACGTCGGGTTCGGCGAAAGCGCCTGCGGCTTGATGCCATCGCCGGTCGCGTAGATCGCCATGTTACCGACCAGCTCGCGGACGAAGCCGGAATTCTTGTGCAGGTAGCGCGAGCGCCGCACCAACTCGCGCCGCGTGCCGGGGAGCAAATCGAGCTTTGCATCGCGAGGAGCCGCGCCTGGCACGCGCCCGCGACGCGGCGAAGGATTCGCCGACTCGTAGGGCGACATCCACGCCTTCGGCAGAATCCGCGTGATGATGGAGCGCAGCGGATTCATTTCGGCAGATACCCACTGACCTCGCTCGTGACGACGTGCGCCGTCCGGCCATACACATCCGGCGCGAGCTTGCGCAGAGCCGCCTGGCACGCGGCGATGATCGCGTGGATTTCGTCAATGCGGCGCTTCGTGACACTCGATCCAGACTCCGACCACGCCGCGAGCGTGCGCTTCAGCTCCGCCTTCTGAGCGGCGAGGATTTCCTCCACTTCCTGCTGAGTGAAGCCAATGCTGTAGTCAGGTGGCGCGGACATACCGCGGAGCGGTGTGTCAATCGGCTGGGGAGAACTCCCGTCTTGTTCAGTGGTGCGCCTTTAGCTAGGACAACCGCATGGCACTAGAAGGCGCTGACATCATTTCTTACCTCGCCAATGTCATCCTGATCGCACACGCAGACAACGCGCTGTCGCCACGCGAACAGGGTGCGCTGGAACAGATTCGCACGGCCATCGGCGCGAAGAAGGGCGAACTCACCAAGGCGACGAAACTGGTCGAAAGCAACTCCTACACTCTCACCAAAGTTGGGCGCTTCTCCGACCAGATTCGAAATCTGGAAGACATGCTTTATCTCTGCCTCGTCGATGGCGAGTTGGCTGACGACGAGACCAAGATCATCACGGAATACTGCAAGCTCATCTCGATTTCGCAGGAGCAACTTGATCTGCTTGTGTCCGAGGCCGATCAGCGGGGCCGACGTGAAACGGCGACTCTGATTTGTCCGACCTGCTCCCAGTCGGCCCCTGCTCAGGCCAAGTTCTGCCCGCATTGCGGTCAGTCTTTTGCCGCGCCGGAGCCGGACGCCGCAGTAAAGCTCGCGATGGAGATCCCGGCGACCGGGTATGCAGTAGAGTTCTGCGAATCAACCGCAGCCGGCTTCCCCCGAGCTGCGGAGATCGCGAAAGCCGCACCGACGTTCACTAGCTGCGTGCGAGCGGGCAAGACGTGGTATCTCGCCGGCTGGCCGGGTGACCGGTTTGAGCAAGTAGTCTCGTTAGCGGAGTCCCTGAAAGGAATTCGGAATCGCAAAGTTTACCTCGATGGCCAAGAGACTGGCTGGGACGAGGTCTTTGGCTTTGTGTGGTGCGCCTCACGTCGAAGCGCCGCCTACCAGCCGGCAGAATACTGCTTCGGCAAGGATGAGAACCGGCTAAATCTCTGGGGCTGCAAGCAACTGCGCATGGACTGGATGGAGTGGGGTGACTGGTTTTCGTATGGCTCTTTCCGCAAGAGCGGGCTGCTTCGCAATCAAGTGGCCTGGGTGTTCGATAAGGAGCGTATTCGCCACGAACTAAATCAGAACGCGCACGCCGTGCGTTTTTGCCCGCACCTGCGGCCCGCGTTGATCAGCGCGGTGGTCGATGCTCTGCCCGACGAGGTGACGGTGGCAGCAAAAGGTCCGTGGAAATACAAATACAGTGGTGAGGAAGTGCCGGGAGCCATCAAAGTCATCGAAAAGGAAGGCGACGACGAATATGCCTTCACCAATGAGTATTGGTCGGATGGCGTCGTGCCCCGCGGGCTAGACGCGGCGCGTCAGATTCTGACGAAAGCCTTTCAGCAAGCGCGGATCACGGATGTGACTGTGCGCCAACTTACGACTTAGGCGAAAACCGGCGTGCGGCGCTCGCGGCGGGCGCGCAGCTCGGCGAGCATGTCGCGTTCGCTCATGTCCCGCGCCCAGGCGGGCCGGAGTTGGAAGTGCGGCTCGTCCTGGATCGTCTTCCAGTTGCCGCCCCATTCGAGGCCGAGCTTCATGCCGATCGCGCCCACGGCTTTGTAGGCCGGCGATTCGGCGATGTAGCGCCCGCCCTCGAACACGCCGATGTCGAACGCGATGCCAAAGTTGTGGTTCGAGTAACCGCCGCGCGCGTTGGTCACGATGCGGCCGGCTTTGCTCCGGCCCTGCTCGTAGAGGGCGTTTTGTTCCTCGTAGGTGCGAGTGCCAGAGATGACCTTGATGGCGATGCCGATGGCTGCGGCGCTCTCGATGAGCGCACGGGCGAGCGGTTGAACCTGCGGCAGCAAGGTGACGATGGTTCGCTCGCTGCGTTCATCGGCCAGCGTCGGCATGGCGGACGAAATGGGAGGCTCGCCAACGATGGAGCGATAGATGGCGTTCCACGTTTGCGGCCCGGGGTTGCCATCGACGGTCGCGCCGACTTTGGCCTGCACTGCGCGGATGGTGGCATCGAGCGTCATTTCGCGTAGCCCTCCTTTTTCGGCAGTGCGAATTCGACGGCACCGCCACCGTATTTCGGATTCTGATATTCGACTCTCACGAGCGAACCGCAGCCGCAGAAGAGCAGTGCGATGAGGACGACGAGGAGGAACCCGAGGGCGAGCTTCAGCGGATAGAGGTAACAGTCCTGCTTCATGCCGACTCCGGCGCGTCAACCGCTGCGTCCTCGCTCGCGGGTTCTGCGGGCACGACGGCCTCGCGTCCGATGAGTTTGAGCATCGTCGCCGCCGCGGCCTGCATCGCCTCGCAGTCGAGGTAGTGGTTGGGTCGTTTTCCAATCTGCCTCCAGAGCCACTTCCCTCCGTCCTTGATGCGCTGCTCGCTCTCCATCTGCGCGAGATAGTCGTCGTCGATGTCGTCGGGCACTTCCCACGTCGCGCCGCGCTCGGGGTCTTGATTCCGGCGCAAGCGCGCGAGCGTGTCCTTGATGTTTAGATTGCTCCAGTAGTGGACGAAGCAGTGCCGGGTGTGACCGAGCACGACCTTCCGGCGCGGTGAATAGAACCGCTGCACGCTCTTGCCGCTCTTGGTGCGGTGAACGAACGTCGCGCGCCGGTCACCCATCAGCGCGACCCAGCCGCGCTCCGCGCATTCGCGATAGACGTCATAGGTCGCGTGGCCGGCATCGAGGAAGACGAGGCTCGGGTGGATGCCGAATCGTGCCTGCAACGCCTCGACATCATGGAAGGTGAGCAGCCGTTCGTTCCAAACGAGTCGAGAAGAGCCGGTCGCACTCCACGATCGGACGACTGCGAAGAGGTGGTCCATCTGGCAGTCCACCGTGATGATGCGCAGCGGCGCCGCGATGTCTCCCGGCTCGAAAGGCGCGGCGACGAGCTGGCCGCGCGCATTCACGCCGGCCTCGTCCTCCCACAGCTCGCCCTTGTGGTAGCCGCTGCGCGTGATCTCCAGCTTGTAGTCCTCGGCGTATTCACGCCACGGCAGCGCCAGCCGCTTTTGGTAAAACTGCTTGAGCGCGCTGATGTCGCCGCGCCGGGCGATGGCCTTCGCCCGCAGATACAACTCCGCCAGCGCGCCCCAGCTCATCGTGCAGAGCGCGTTCCAATGAAAGCCAACGCTCTCCTTCGCCGCGCGCGGGTTCTGCACGACGAAGCGACCTGTTGCATTCAGCTCACGCCGCGTGCGGTCGCTGTCGTCGAAGTAGTGATTGCAGGACGCGCAGCGCATCGCCGCCGTGCGTCGCACTTCCGCGTAGTCCCATTCGCCGTCCTCGTCGCGCGCCGACTTTGACCACTCGATTTGATCCCACGACCACGGCTGCCGCGTGCCGCACTTCGGGCATTGGAACATCCATTCCCGCATGTCGGTCGTCTCGAATTTCCGATGCGTGTCGTCGTTCTCCTCGCCTCCCTGCGACATGAACACGCATTTGCCCAGCCAGCCGAACGCGGTCACGCGCGCCTCGGCCTCGGCCATGTGTCCGACGGGCCAGCGCCACGTCTCGTCGCCGATGAGCCAGCGGATCGACCGGCGCTGAAGGTTCGTTTTGTTGTGCGCGCCGAGCACCCACAGCGTCATGCCGTTGCGGAAATGGATCGTGGTGTTGCGCTTTTTGTGTCGGTCGCCCGGGAAGAGAGAGCGCACTGGCGCACAGTCCTCGAAGAGCTTGTGCAGCCGAGATTCCGCCTGGTCTTTGGCATCGTCGTCGGTCTGGTCCAGCCACAGCGTCGGGCCGGGGAGATTGGCGATGA